TCCGTTCTGCTTGATCTGGTTTGCTTTTCTATCTTTGGTAAGCCATACCGTAATGTCAACAAACCGCAGTTGATCAATTCCATCAACGGTAAGAACTGTTTGACTGAAATGGAACTCACGGTTGATGAAGTTCCATATAAGATTGTTCGCGGGATGAAGCCAAACATCTTCGAGATTTATAAAGAAGGGAAGATGCTTGATCAGGATGCCGCTATGCGAGATATGCAAGAATATCTTGAGCAAACCATTCTGAAGCTGAATTATAAGACATTCTGTCAGGTTGTTATTCTTGGTTCTGCGTCGTTCACTCCATTCATGCAGTTGCAAGCATATCAGCGTAGAGAAGTTGTCGAGGATGTTCTTGACATCGCTATCTTCAGTAAGATGAATTCCGTCTTGAAGGATAGAATCGCAAGCAATAAAGAAGAGACTCGAATCATCGATGTCCGCGTGGATTCATCAAAGAAAGAAGCTGCTTCTCAGAAAAAGATTATTGACCTGATCGAAAAGAATCTAACCAGCCGTATTGCTGAAATAGAAGCGGAGACGGAAGACCTTAATCAACAGCAACGTGATCTTGATACATCAATCGTCAAGCTGAAGCAATACCTTGACTCAATGGAAACGAGCGATATAGCTGACTTACGAGATCAGAGAGATTCCCTTTCTGATTCGATTGAAGATGCCAAGCATTCCATATCTCAAATAAAAAGTAAGCTGTCCAAGTTTGATAAGATCGTTGAATGCCCTACTTGTTTACAGGGGGTTGGTCACGATCACAAAGAGTCGATACATTTGTTATTCTCGACAGAACAGAGTCAACTACAGGATTTGATAGACGAGAAAACACCTGTTCTTGCTGAAGTCATTTCCAAAATACAGAAACATGATACCGAGGTTGATGCTGTATCAAACAAACTAGAATCTAAGAAACAAGAACGTAAGTCTGTTGCTGCAAAAATAGTTGAGAAAGAGAAGCAGATTCAAAAGCTCCAGGAAGATACTGGCGATTTGACCACTGAGAAAACCAAGCTAAAAGAGATTGCCAAAGAAGCTCTGGTTCACATAAACCGGAAGAACGAACTGGTTGAGGAAAAGCAACTTCAAGAAGTATCTCAGGTGTTGCTGAAGGATAATGGTATCAAGACGGCTATCATCAAGGAATACCTTCCTGTTCTGAATAAGTTGATCAACAAGTATCTACAGTCGTTTGACTTCTTCGTTAATTTTAACCTCGATGAGTCTTTCTCTGAGAAGATAAAGAGCCGTGGTCGCGATGAGTTTAGCTATGCAAACTTTTCTGAGGGAGAAAAGCGTAAGATTGACTTGGCTATCCTTCTGTCGTTCAGGCAGATTGCAGCCATGAAGAACAGCGCGAAGGTCAACCTGCTGCTATTTGATGAGATCGCTGACTCGAGCTTTGACCTGGACGCAAGAGCTAAGTTCAATGAACTGTTGATGGAAATGTCCGGTTCCAACGTATTCGTTATCAGCCATACCGATACCAGCCCTGATGCGTACACTGCGGCGATCAAGGTTGAAAAGAAGGGCGACTTCAGCCAGTACACCTACGTTTGACAGTTTACTTTTATTCAGTTTCGCGCTAAAATCACTTCACTGTGATGAAAAAAGGAACTGAAATGACTAAATTTGTTAAGACTGAGTTTCAAGGTACTGAGTACGTCAGCTATAATGGCAAGTTTGTCGCTCGGTTCAAGCGTGGTCACAAAGCGTCTTTCATCAGTTTTTTGATCAAGAACTTCACCGTTGAAGAATACTTTAGCAGGTTGAATTCTGGTGAAGCACCTCTTGAAGTTCTTCAGTCCAAGGGATACCTTCTGCCTCACATCAAGAAGATGCTCAAGGAAAGCGGATACGAAGTCACTGTTGCTGGCTATCGCATGATGATCAAAGATAAAGTCGCCTCTCGTGCTGTAACCATTTAAGGTTTACTTTTATTCAGAAGTGTAGTAAAATAACTTCACTGAGTTGATAAGGAGTAATCCAAATGGCACGAGAAACTAAGATACAACGATTGGCTCGTGAAGAACAAGAACGAGTGGCTTACGAAGCAGAACTGAAGGCAACCTACCCACAACGGTTGATGGACATGCTGGAGCGAGCACAGAAAGTGAACTTTGAACTCACGATTAAGGATGGGAAGTTCCTTCTTGAAGACCGTGATGCTAGCAGGTATAGTGTGATGGAACGTGATATTGTGTCACTGACATTGACCTACGATAGCCAGAACAAACAAGCCATCCAGGAGTTGGACTGGCGTGTGGAAAGGAAGGAAGAAGCAGAGCGTGAAGCCCAACGCCGTGCCTTGGCTCGCAATCAAGCATTGAACAAACTCACTCAAGAAGAACGCGATCTACTGGGGCTATAAAGCTCAATTTTACTTTTATTCAACCGTCAGGTAAAATTCATCTTATGAACTCTACTGATCTACTCACCAAGCTGCTCGCTCATGAGAACCTGACGATTCTCCGCGAGAACGTTCCCACTGCATCTTTTGACATCAAGAACCGAGTTCTTCGTTTGCCTGTTCTTCTGAACATGAATGCCAGCGAAGAATTCATGATGTCACTCCATGAAGTCGGTCATGCCCTCTATACCGACACTTCTTACATCAGCTATATCGAGCAGGAGAAGTCACGTAAGAGCTTCGGTTCTTACATGAACATCCTTGAAGATGCTCGCATTGAACGTATGATCAAGGAATACTATCCTGGCGTTCGCAAAGACTTCTTTTCTGGTTACGCTTCGCTCAACGAGCGTGACTTCTTTGGTATTTCTGGCAAGAACGTTAACACTCTCTGCCTGATTGACCGCATCAACATCTACTTCAAGGTTGGCGTTCGCTCCGGTGTTCGATTCACCGAGAAAGAACGCGAACTGGTGTTTGCTGCTGACCGCACAGAAACCATTGCTCAAGTATATGACTTGGCTCTGAAGGTTTACGACCTTTCTCTTGAGCAGAAGCGGTTCGAATCTCAGGCTAAGCAAGATCTCTCGGAAGCTGAAGAACAAAATTATGCAGATGATGAAGAAGAGTCAGATGACTACTTTTCAGATTACGAAGACGACGAGGGTGAAGAAGACTCTGAAGAACTCAAAACTTCCAAGCTAAATTCTGCTGGCGAACAAGACGAAGAACCTGAAGAAGATGACTCTGCACCTGAGTCAACTACGCAGAAGAACTTCGATGACGCAATCAAGAACAACATCGAAAATCCCAACAAGCCAATCCACTATATCGTTCCTGGTTCTTGGGGCAGCTTGATCGAAACTCCTTACAAGGAATTGATCACGGACATCGATGACGCTATGGCACAGTATCAGCAAGAGTACGACACCCTCATGACTGATCCTTGGTATCGAGATACTCTGATTCATAAGTTCAATAACCCGCATCGAGAAGATGCTTACAAGAAGTTCCGTGTTGAGAACAACAAGGCAGTTGCTCACTTGTTCAAGGAATTCGAAATGCGTAAGGCAGCTCGACGTTACAGTCGTTCTCAGGTCTCGCCTTCCGGTTCTCTGAACATGCGTAAGATCCACAACTACCGCACCAGCGGCGAGATCTTCTCGACGATTGAGAGCGTTCTGGATGACAAGAACCACTCTTTCCTGATGTTCTTGGACTGGTCTGGTTCTATGCAAGATCACTTGCAAGATTCCATTGGTCAGGTTATCACGCTGGCTTCTTTCTGCCGTCGCGCCAAGATTCCCTTCAAGGTCATCGCTTTCCGTGATGCCGATTATGCACAACACAGGTTTCTGCCGAAGAACCAAACTGATGGCGTAAACGGTCTCAATTGTAGCAATAACCTGCACTTGTTCACGCTGTTTGACTCAACCATGACTTCGGCTGAGTTCGACAAGGTCGCTCACTTCGCATATGCTTGTTATCTGACTTCAATCGGTAAGTATGATTTGACTGGAACTCCGCTGCTGGCAACTCTGAGCTACGCATATAACTGCATCCCGAAGTTCCAGAAGTTCGCTGGAACTGAGAAGACTAGTCTTATCATCGTTAGCGATGGAGCCTCTAGCGACACCAGTGCAGTTGACAAGATCGGTAACATGATCAATCGATACTCCAATAGCCCTGTATTCATCCGATGCAAGTACACTGGTAAGGTCTACAACTACAACAATCGTCACGTTGAAGATCAATGCAATACTATCATGACGATGATCGGAAATGCGTTCCCTTCGGTTTCTCGAGTGAGCTTCTTTGTTGCTGATCACCGTTCTTCTTACTCCATCAATGAGTTCAACAAGATCTACGGTTGCAAGATGGAGAATTCTATGATCCGTAAGCAGCTTCGCGAAAGGGGTTTCTGTGACTACCCATCAACTTCCTTCCATAAGTTGTTCGTGATTCCTTGCACCGCGAACAGCGTTAGCGTCGACCTTAGCGCTATTAAAAAGGACATGACTCCTGCTCAGATCTCGAAGAAGATGTCTAGTGCAGTTGGCAGGGCAGTTAACAGCCGAGTTGTGTTGACGAAGTTCGTTGAGACCATCAGCTGATTTACTTTTATTCAGGTTCGCGCTAAAATCACTTCACTGAATTTTGAAAGGTATATTATGTTTTCAGTAGTTGAACAGAGTGTCATTGATCGCATGTCTTCTCTTGACCGCGATTTTGCCGATTCTGGTTCTTATACCCCAGCTCTGGTCAAGACAGCTTGTTCCGAGCTCGGCGTCAAACCGACTTGGTCTCTGTTGAAGAAGTCTGAGAAGGCATCTCGCGGAAAGTATGTCTTGAATTTGACTGGAGCTTCTGCGAAGGTTGTTCCTATCAAGAAGCAGGAAGTTGTTGAACAGAAACAAACTGTTCACTCCACTCAACCAGTGATGCGTTCTCCGCTGACTGGCGCAGTTCCTGTCGTTGACCAAAATTATGTTCCCTTTGGTAACTATAAGGACGTCGAGAAGGTCGTGAAGTCCAAGATGTTCTTCCCGATTCTTATCACTGGTCAATCAGGTAACGGTAAGTCGACTTCCGTTATTCAGGCGCATGCTAAGAACAATCTGCCGATGATTCGTCTTAACATGACGAAAAAGACTGACGAGGATACCTTGATCGGTTCCAAGACTCTGGTCGATGGCAACGTCGTTATCGTCGAAGGTCCGATCATCACCGCTATGCGGAATGGTTGTACGGTTCTGATTGAAGAAGTTGATGCTGCTGAAACCAACAGTATCATGTGTCTGCAATCGATCCTTGAAGGTAAGCCATACTACTTCGCTGCTCTTGGCGAGTACGTTGCACCGACTGCAGGGTTCAACATTATCATGACCGCTAATACCAAGGGTCAGGGTTCAGAAGATGGTCGGTATATCGGTACCCAGGTTCTGAACGAGGCATTCTTGGAGCGTATTGCGTTCACCTTTGAGCAGGACTATCCGACTGCTGCGGTTGAGAAGAAGATCGTTATGAACATCATGGAAGCGCATTCTTGCGTTGACGAGAAGTTCGCTGACGATCTGGTGAAGTGGGCTGATGCGATCCGTCGTTCTTTCGCCGATGGTGCTCTGGATTCTCTGATCGCCACTCGTCGCCTGGAACACATCGTTCGTGGGTTCAGCCTCTTCAAGAACAAGAAGAAGGCTATCGAGTTGGGTGTTGCTCGTTTCGATACGATGACCAAGCAAGCATTCATTGACTTGTTCGATAAGATTTCTTCTGACGACACCCCTGCGATTGTTGCCGAGACTCCTGAAGCTACTTCGGATATCTGATGCTTACATACGACGATTTGACCGCTGGTCGCAAGAAGTGGGTGCATCTCGTTGAGATGTTCCATCCTGAAGTTGGTGAGACGATCACCTATGAGCAACTGAAGTCATTTGATGCGGAGTTTCGTCAACTCCGCGCAAAGGATCCTAAGTATAAAGTCAGTCTGGCACTTTGGTTGATCGGCTCTAATGCCGTTTCCCGTGGGGTGTACTTCTTCCCGAGTCAGAAGAACGATGTGACTAAATTTGTCACCGAAAAAGAAAATTCCCCGAAACTCGAAACGATGTATCGAGAGGCACTTTCTGCGTACGGTATAGTTTAGTTTAGTTTACTTTATTGAATAATCATGTATAATTGGAGTATTATGAATCAGATTGGACGTAAGTTTGATAGCGGTAAGCCAGAGTTCTCGCTTCTTCCCCCATGGGCGACCGAAGCTGTTGCTAGAGTTTTGACCATTGGCGCACAGAAGTATGAAGTCAATAACTGGAAGTTTGTTCCCAATGGCAAGTTTCGGTATGTGAATGCAGCTATGCGCCATCTGTTCGCGCACCTGCGTGGGGAAGTCAAAGATCCAGAAACCGGAGAAAGCCATCTGGCTCATGCTATTTGTTGTCTGATGTTTATTCTTGACTCAGAAGAATCCGGCGTTCCATTGGCTGATGCTGCACCTTCCTTGGCTTCTGGTTCAATCAATCCAACTGTTTCATCGACTGCACCGCAGCAACCGACTGCGACTGTTAGTTTATCAGGAGTTGCTCGTCCAACTCAATTTTTCTCAAATCAATTTCGGAGTAATACATAATGCAATTTTCCAAAGAAACCATCGCCATCTTGAAGAACTTCAGCGGGATCAACTCGAACATTTTGTTGCGACCTGGTAACAAGTTGGCAACGATCTCTGCTCAGAAGAATATTCTTGCTGAGGTTTCCATCCCTGAAACACTTCCCGTTGAGTTTGGGATCTATGACCTGAGTGAGTTCCTCGGTATCATCTCTCTGTCCGATTCACCGGATATTGAGTTTACGAGCAAGTCTGCCATCATCAGCGATGGCGTCGACTTTGTTGAATTCAAGCCATCTGATCCTGGTGTTCTTACGCTTCCTCCTGAGAAGAAGATCAACTTCCCAACTCCCGATGTTGTGTTTGAATTGACTGCTTCGGATCTGAACAAGTTGATCCGCTATGCATCGGTTATGAAGTTGACAGACGTTAGCGTTATTGGTAAGGATGGTGTTCTGTCTATCTGTGCGTTTGACCTGAAGAATTCTCTGTCGAATAACTTCAAGCATAACATCGGAACCACTGATAAGACATTCCAGGCTAATATCAAGGTTGATAACCTGAAGATGATCCAGCAGGATTACACGGTTTCGATCTCTTCGAAGAAGATTAGCCGTTGGGTTGCCAAGACAAATGACATGACTATCTTCGTCGCCATCGAAGCCAACTCCACTTTCTGATTTTACTTTTACTGGTCAACGGAGTAAAATTCGTTGACCTTTTTACATTATGGAGATTTGAATGAGCGTGAATGATCTGGTTTGGAATGAGAAATATCGACCGAAGACTATTGATGATTGTATCCTTCCGGAGCTGACAAAGCAACAGTTCCGCGATGTCGTCAACAAAGTACAGGTTGGTAACATCTTGATGTATGGACCTGCAGGTACTGGCAAAACGTCAGCCTGTCGAGCACTGGCTAATGAACTTGGCGCAGATCTTCTTTATCTGAATGCGTCACTTGAGAGAAGTATCGATATCGTTCGTAATCAGGTGACGTCGTTTAGTTCTGCTGCATCATTCACTGGTGCACCAAAGATCGTTCTTCTCGATGAGTTCGATGGTCTGCCGACGATGGTTCAGAATTCATTGAAGGGTGTTATTGAAGAATTCAAGAGTGCTCGGTTCTTCTTTACCAGTAATCATATTAGCAAAGTCGTAGATGCGATTCGTTCTCGATGCAATAACATCAACTTCCGTATTTCTGCAGAAGATAAGCCAAAGATGGCTACGAAGATCTTCAAGCGCATTTGTTACATTCTTGAGCAGGAAAACGTCAAGTATGATCGGCAAGTGGTTGCGCAGCTCATCAATAAGTACTTCCCGGATTTCCGCCGAACTTTGAATGAACTTCAGGCTTATGCGATCAGTGGTGAGATTGATGTTGGTATCCTGGCATCAACCAACTCCAGCCATTATGCTGCCTTGGTGGAAATTATGAAGCAAGGTAATTTCCGTAAGTTGCGCGGCTGGGTTGCTGAGAATCGTCACTTGGATCCTCATGTCATCTTTCGGGAGTTTTATGACGAGAGCTACAACTTGTTCAAACCTGATGTGATCCCGATGGTGGTTGTGTTGCTTTCTGAGTATGAATACAAAGCATCTCAATCCGTGGATCCTGAGATTGTAACAACAGCAGGATTGACTGAAGTCATGAACGCTGCGCTTAACAAGTGGCTCTAATATGAATCCATTTGACTACGTCAACAATATCAATACTTCCAAAGATGATATTTGGGACGAGAATTCAGAATCTGAATATAATGTCTTTTTCATTAACAAAGCGCTGTCATTTCATTTGGATTGGCTTTATCATGCGCAACAAATGAATCGTGACATTCCGCCAAGAATGCATTACGATTATATGCGTAATGTTCTACCAAAGAAGAAACGAAACAGTGGTAAATGGGAAAAGGAAGTAATCGACAAAGAAATAGAACTAATTCAAGAGGCTTATAAATGCAGTTATACTCATGCCGCACAATATAGAAATCTCCTAAATAATAACGGGATATCCCGTATCAAGGAGTTTTTATATCAAGGCGGTAAAGTATGAACCATGATTTTGAGGTCTATTTTGATTGGACACCAGAAAAACTATTAGAAGTCAATTTGTCTGACCCAGATTCATTTTTGAAGATTAGAGAAACGTTGACTCGTATAGGCATCGCGGCAAAGAAAGAGAACATTCTGTATCAATCTTGCCATATTCTTCACAAAAGAGGCAAGTATTACATTGTTCACTTCAAGGAAATGTTTGCTCTCGAAAACAAACCAAGCGACATTACAGTTGACGATATAGTCCGCCGGAATACAATCGCTAAATTACTTGAACAATGGGGTTTGTGTGAGGTTACTTCAAAAGAACCTTTGCAAACAACCAATATGTCAAATATCAAAGTAATCCCCCATAAAGAGAAACATAATTGGGTGATGAAACCGAAATATCGGATGTTAGCGGATCGTAAACGCGAAGCTGCATCTAACTGAATTCGGGGGAGTTCCCCGAATACTGTTGCCCGATTGGGAACAGTCTTTAACTAACTTTTGCCGAAAGGAAAAGAAAATGAGAACTGACTTACAAAAGATTTTCGATGAACTAAACCGCACTACCGTGGGTCTTGAGACATTGTTTAATGATGCACAACGTTCGCGCATTGCTCGTTCATCTAATTTCCCTCCATATAATATTCGTCGAGTTGGCGATACTCAATATAAGATTGAACTTGCCGTTGCTGGATTTTCAAAAGAAGATATTGATATTCAACTCGAGAAGAATGTTATTACTGTAAGTAGCAAGGGTCATGATACTGATACCGATACTGGTGATTTTATTCATCAGGGGTTTACATATCGAGGATTCGAACGAACATTTACTCTAATGGATAATGTTCTTGTTGTTTCCGCTGACCTGATCAACGGTATCCTTGAGATTAAGCTTGAGCGAGTTATTCCTGAAGAGGATAAGCCTCGAAAGATTCTCATTGGAGCTGATACTAAGCAACAACTCTTAACTGAGTAATGTTATGGGGGAAGAAATTCCCCCTCTTACTATGATTAAACGGCTCACTATATTTCCGGTTTTATTCAAAAATAACTGGATCTTTAGAATTAGTGTTAGCGATCAGGCTAACGTTTTGATATACGCGATGCACGCAGAAGAGCCAATATTCATGATGCGCTTCTTTGATGACGAAGAATTAGCCGTAGCCTGGATTGATGAATGTATTGCTGGAAAGCATGTGGAGTGAATTATGTTGGTATTGGACATCGAGACGCTAGGCGTCGAGAGTAATTCCGTTGTCTTGTCTGTTGGTATGGTGTATGTTAATGATACATCTCCGAAGAGCTACAATCAATTGCTTGACAATGCAATATTCGTCAAGCTAAACGCAAAAGACCAGATTGATAATTACAAACGAGTTGTCTCTAAAGACACCGTTGATTGGTGGTTGAAACAATCAGAAATGGCTCGCGAGAGAAACTTCATTCCGAAGCCAACTGACTTATCCGTCACTGAAGCAATTTCCATTCTTAAGGCATGGGTAGCGAAGGTTTCCAAGAAAGGTGATCATTGCTGGATTCGTGGAACTCTTGATCAGGTTTGCCTGGATAGTTTATTCAGAGCAGCTGGTGAATCGACTCTCCTGGATTATAATGTTTACCGTGATGTAAGAACAGCGATTGACCTTCTTTATCCGGAAACATCAAAGAATGGTTATGTTGACGTTGACCCAAATCTCTGTATTGGATTTGATCGTTCTCAAGTACTTAAGCACAGCCCCGAGCACGATTGCGCATTTGATGCCGCTATGCTTTTATATGGCGTGAAGTAAAATCCGCTTTACTTCAAACACAAACAGGGGTAAAATTGCCCCTGTGTTCATTTTGGGATTCCTATGAAATCATTCTATACTAATGTGGAGCTCGTCGGATCGAACATCTTACTTAAAGAGTTTGACGAGACAGGTGCTAAGAGGCACAGGAAATTCCAGTGGCAACCTACTGTTTACCTCCGCGATGACGTTTCCGGCGATGGCGAATATAAGAGTCTGTACGGAAACCCAGTTAAATCAATTCAACCAGGAACCGTCCGAGAAACTCGAGACTTCATCAAACAATACGATGGCGTCTCCGGAATGGAAGTGTATGGTCAACTTAATTACATCCTACAGTTCCTAAACGAACATTACCCATGGGATCTGCAGCCTGACTTCAGCAAACTTTCAATCTGGTCAATCGATATTGAGACTCGTGTTCCGGATACTGGATTCCCTTCTCCGAAAACAGTCGATGGTGAGATTGTTCTTATCACTCTCCAGAACACCGTCAATCAAAAGACATATACGTTCGGTCTCAACTCATACACTGGAACCGATACGTTGTATCATGCTGCAAAGGATGAGTATTCGTTACTAAAATCTTTTCTGATGTTCTGGCAACATATTGACGTTGATGTTGTTACTGGCTGGAACATCGAAACGTTCGACATCCCTTACATCATCAATCGAGTTAAGCGGATCCTTGGCGAAGATGAGGCAAAACGTTTTAGCCCATGGGGATTGACAAAGGTTGAGACTATCTTCATCCGTGGAAATGAGGAAACGAAGGTTGACATCTCCGGTATCGCGATTCTTGACTACCTCGCTCTGTACAAGAAGTATACCTATGTCAAACGTGAAAGCTATTCTCTTAAGTTCATCGCACAAGAAGAACTTGGTCATACAAAGGTCGAGCTCCCTGGCGAAACATTCAATGATAACATCGACAATCATTGGAATGAATTCGTTCACTATAACATCATCGATACCAAACTTGTCACGGAACTCGAGGGAAAGCTAAAGCTCTTGGAGTTGGCTTTGACGATGGCATATCAAGCCAAGATCAATTTCAATGATGTGTTCAGCCCTGTTAAGATGTGGGATGCGCTTATCCATAACAGCTTGTTGAAGGATAAGATTGTTTTACCTCAACGTGCAAGTGTCGGCAGCAGAACGATTGAAGGTGCGTATGTGAAGGAACCGCGAACTGGTTTCTACAACTGGATCATCTCTCTTGATGCAACTTCTCTGTATCCATCGATCATGATGTCACTTAATATCAGCCCGGAAACTTTCCGTGGTCGTTATCCAGTCACTATGGATCAAATGCTAAAGGATAGCTCTGCGTTTGATGAAGCCAAGAAGAATGATAATGTTTCCGTATCACCGATCGGTGCAATGTTCTCTCGTGAATCTCAGGGTATTCTTCCCAGGCTGATTGTTGAGATGATGGCTGCGCGTAAGAAAGCCAAGAGTGAGATGCTTCGGCTTGAGAATGAGTATCAGCAGACGCATGATGAATCATTGACACCAAGGATTTCCGCACTGAATAATCAACAGATGGCTGCGAAGATTGCGCTTAACAGCCTCTACGGAGCAACGGCTAATGAAGGATTCCGGTTCTTCAATCCTGATGTTGCTGAGAGCATTACGATCACTGGTCAGTTTATTCTTAAGCGAATCGAGGAACGTCTTAACAATGCATTGAACGCAAAGTTCAAGACAACCAATCATCCATACTTGGTTTATGTTGATACAGACTCTGTGTATGTCAACGTCGAACCGATTGTTGATAAGTTCCTGTCTGGAAAAGAGACATCCGTCATTGTGAAGAGTCTTGAGAAGGTTGCGATCGATATTCTTCAGGAAGAGATCAACAAGATCTGTAAATCTGTTGCTGAAGAATTGAACTTCTTTGAGAACAAGATACACTTCAAACTAGAAGCTGTTGGTGATAAAGCTATCTGGATTGCCAAGAAGAAATATGTTGTTCGTGTTCATTCTTCGGAAGGTGTTACGTATGCAACACCAAAGATGAAGGTGATGGGTCTTGAGATGGTGCGGAGTTCCACTCCTGCGTTTATTCGAGGTAAACTGAAGGAATCGTTACATAAGATCTTCGATGGAACGCAATCCGATGTTCAGCGGTTCATCGAAGAAACTCGAACTGAGTTTAATGTATTGCCAGTCACGCAGATTGCGTTTCCTCGATCAGCCAACTCTCTTTTGGAGTACTCTGATGATGCAACGATCTACAAGAAGGCTACGCCGATCCAGGTTCGTGGTGTTCTGCTTTACAATAACTTCATCAAGAAGATGAATCTTGGTAATCGATACCCTCTCATCCAAGAGGGTGATAAGATCAAGTTCTTCTATCTGAAGATGCCGAACAAGTTCAAAGAGAACATCATGGCAATCCCTGCCGATGGAGTTCTTCCGCCTGAGTTTGGTATTGATGATGTTGTCGATTACAATATGCAGTTCGAAAAGAGTTTCTTGTCTGCTATGGAGATCGTCCTTACGCCAATCGGCTGGTCTGTTGAGGAAAAGACTTCTTTGGAAGATTTCTTTGGCTAAATATAATCGTGGTTAAACGTAGTCCACGTGCAAATCAAAACTACGCAACAAAGGAGAAAGTATGAGTTCATTACTTGAGCGCATGAAAAGCGCAGGTGCCATCAAAATGGCAAACGTATTGTCTGAGTCCGAGTTCTTCGCCGACAAAGACCAAATCCAAACTAAGTTCCCTATTCTGAACATCGCCCTTAGTGGTAAGATCGACGGAGGGTTAACATCAGGGTTAACTATTCTCGCTGGACCATCAAAGCACTTCAAATCTCTTGCTGGTTTGGTGTTAGTTCAGGCTTACATGGATCGTTACAAAGACGCTATCTGTTTATTCTATGATAGTGAGTTTGGCATCACCCCTGAATATATTGCTGCAAACGGTATCGATACTAACCGAGTTCTTCATATTCCAATCGAGCATATTGAGCAATTGAAGTTTGATATTTCGAAACGTCTTGAGGAAGTTAAGCGGGGAGATAAGGTTATCATCTTCATGGATTCCGTTGGCAATCTGGCTTCTAAGAAAGAAGTTGAAGATGCTCTGGAAGGAAAGTCTGCAGCTGATATGACCCGAGCAAAGCAGCTTAAGTCTCTGTTCCGAATTATTACCCCACACTTCACAACGAAGGATCTTCCTTGCATCGTTATTAACCATACTTACATGGAACAATCGATGTATCCGAAGGCGATCATGTCCGGTGGTACTGGTCCGATGTATTCTGCCGATACCGTTATCATCTTCGGCAAGTCTCAGGAAAAAGACGGGACTGATTTAGCTGGCTGGACTTTCACGATGAACATTGAGAAGTCCCGTCGTGTCAAAGAAAAGTCTCGCCTACCGTTCACCGTAATGTTTGAGGGTGGTATTCAGAAATGGTCTGGTATGCTCGACATTGCTCTTGAGTTGGGTTTCGTCAAGAAGCCAAGCAATGGCTGGTATGCGCGAGTTGACATTGAGACTGGGGAAATTGAAGATAAGAAGTTCCGCGAGAAAGACACGCATACTTCTGAGTTTTGGAAACCATTGATGTCCAACAAAGCATTCTACGAAGCTGTTTCGAAGAAGTTTATGATTGCCAATGGTAGCCTGTTGTCTGATGCTGATATTGATGCTGAAATGGAGGAAGTATGACTGATTTTGATTACGAGAACGATATGGAAGTTTTGTTCGATTCTGACCAAGTTGAAAATGGGATTCATCCAGTTAAAGTTAAAAGCGGACAGTTCGAAGGAACCGTTTTCCGCCTTGGTAAAGCGTGGTTTGATGAAGAGGACGAAGGTAAACTTTCCTTTGAGATGGACGTTCTTGAGGGTAAACTTGATGCTGATAAGTCTGAAGAGTTTAACCAATTCGTCGGGGACTACATAATCCATATGATAATGGAAAGGTTAAAAGATGAAGAACGAAAAACTGAAAATAATTCAGAGGGGAATCAGGGTTGATTATTTGCAGGAAGAGGTATTGACCATTCCTTACAAAGAATGGTCAATTTATGGCAAAAATAATAAACATAAAATTTTGCCATTGACTGTTCCTGCTGTCTTTGATAAAAATACTAACCCACACGATAGTCTGGATACTGTCAATACAGCATTTTATTACAAATGTCCAAAAATTGTTAATTGGTTGAGGGCTAATAGATTCCACTACCATTCTTGGGCTGGGGTCTTTATGCTACCTCCAGGTGGTCTAGTTCCTTGGCACGTTGATCAATCCGGGGAATATTATAGCAATAAATCTTATAAAATGCGGTATCATCTTTGTTTACAAGGTGAATATACCTATAAAGTGGAGGACGAAAACGGCGATATTCTTGAAGAATATATCACGCCAGGAACTTTGTTTAGATTTGACCTTCTATCTCGCCACCAAGCTGAATGCGTCAGTGAAAATGATCGACTCACGCTTTTATTTGATCTCCCTCCTTTTGAACAACTGAACAACTCATGAGAATTGAAACTTCGATCATCAATAATTTGCTCGTAGATGAAGAATATGCGCGAAAAGTAGTACCATTCACTTCGACTGACTATTTCTTGGATCGTTCCGAGAAAGCCATCGTCAAAGAGATAACCGAGTTTTTTGTAAAGTATAACACGCTACCAAGCGTTGAAGCAATTAAGATTCAGTTAAACTCCACAACAGGAATAACTGATACAGAGCTGAAAACTGCAGTTGAAACATTGGATAGCTTGGACTTATCTCCAGCTCCGAGTAAAGATTGGCTGATTGAAAAGACTGAGAAGTTCTTCAAAGACAGAAGTGTTTACAATGCAGTTCTTCAGTCTATCAAGATTATTGAGGGCAAGGATGGGAAACTATCGCAGGATGCCATCCCTTCCTTGTTACAGCAAGCATTGGCAGTTTCGTTCGATACGGAGATTGGTCACTCTTACATGGATGACGCTGCTTCTCGGTATGACTTCTATACAAGAAAGGATGAGCGGATTCCGTTTGACCTTGAGTTGCTTGATAAGGTGACTACTGGTGGACTTCCTCGTAAGTCTTTGGCGATGGTTGTTGCTGAGTCTGGCGGTGGTAAGTCTCTGTTCTTATGTCATGCAACTGCTTCGTACATTCGTCAAGGCAAGAACGTTCTTTACATTACCATGGAAATGGCAGAAGAACGGATTGCTGAACGTATTGACGCAAACCTGCTTAACGTTGATATCGGTAAGATCGAAGCGTTGGGTAAGGACGAGTTCATTTCCAAGATCGAAAAGATCAATGCCAAATCTCATGGAAAGCTAGTAATCAAGGAGTACCCAACTGGCGCTGCTCACTCCGGTCACTTCCGTGGTTTGATTGAAGAACTCAAGACCAAGAAGAACTTCGTCCCTGACGTTCTGGTTGTTGACTATCTTGGTATCTGTGCATCGTCGAGACTGAAGCATGGATCGAACGTCAATACTTACTCTTACATCAAGAGCATCTCCGAAGAGTTGCGTGCTCTTGGCGTTGAGTACAATGTTCCTGTTTTGACTGCGATGCAGGTGAATCGCGGTGGCTTCGGTAACAGCGAACTGGAGTTGACTGACGTTAGCGAGTCGATTGGTGTTGTGATGACTTGCGACTTCGTGTTCTCTATCATCAGAACTGAAGAACTGGACGAGCTAAATCAGACACTGATCAAAATTCTGAAGAACCGTTACGCTGATCTGAACTTTCATAGGAAGTTCGTCGTTGGAATCAATCGTTCCAGGATGAAGTTGTATGACTTGGAAGGAAACGCGCAATCTGGACTTTCAGGAAACACTAAATATGAACCCAGGACCAAAGAGCCAGACGTTCCTCTGTTCGATCGTTCCTCTCGAAGGAACCTTGACATGAGTGGGCTGATAACTTGACTTTACTTTTATTCATGGTTGAGCTAAAATAAGTTCAACGCTGAAGATGAAACGAAGGTTGACTCTGAAGCAGGAACTGAAAAGAGTGCTTTACTTTTATTCAGTTTGGCAGTAAAATCACTGCAGTTCTTTAAAAAATCATCGCGTGTTTACCCGCATAGCTCAAAGGTAGAGCACTCGGCTGATAACCGAGAGACGGTGGATCGTTACCACCTGTGGGTACCATATTGAAACACATTGTAACGAGTTTTACACTAGACTAGGAATACGGCAGTAGACTTAATAGTTGTAAACGGTAGTCTGGATCCAACAGTGTGTTTCAATATGGTAAAGTTGCTTTACTTTTATTCAGTGTTGAGCTAAAATAAGTTCAACGCTGATGAAGCGAACGTTCTTTAAGAATTGACTGCCCCTATAGCTCAATTGGTTAGAGCACCCGACTCATAATCGGTAGGTTCCTGGTTCAAGTCCAGGTGGGGGCACCAAGATTGCCCGGATGATGAAATTGGTAGTACATAGGAGACTTAAAATCTCCCGCCTTAGGGCGTGCCGGTTCGAGTCCGGCTCCGGGCACCATATCGAAGTGCATTGCAAGCCATTCCCAAAGGTCCACGGGAGCGTAGGGTGAGGATAGTAGATAATTGCGCAATACAGCTACTGAGTCATCTAGATAGTGCAGTGTCCTTCGATATGGTTTACTTTTATTCAGTGTTGAGCTAAAATAAGTTCAACGCTGATGAAGCGACTGTTCTTTAACAAATTATGCCCCTATCGTCTAACGGTTAGGACAACAGATTTTCATTCTGTAAACCGGAGTTCGATTCTCCGTAGGGGTACCATATTGAAGCACATTGAAAACAACCTCTGAACAGAGGGGAATAAATCACTAGGGTGCGGGGTTGGTTCGTCCTAAAAAAAGCCCATCAGTGTGTTTCAATATGGTATCAAATAGTAAAACCTGAGAGCAAAGTGCCTAACCAGCAGCCTGACTTCCAAGGTGAGTACACAATCTTTACGGGGTCATTAAATGTACTGTGGTGGTACTGACCGATCAGCATATTTGCGAAAGTAGAGAGAGCCTAGCGGTTCTTAAACAGATGGAAGTGTTTTACTATTTGATACTTGGGTTCTGCCCCTTACGGCGGACTGTAAATCCGTTGGCATTGTTTTGTAAGGAAGTTGCCTCGTGGAGCGTTACCATCAGAACCCACCAA